GAGCAAGGTCTAAATTTTTATTATGATACAACCACTACTAATATTTCTTTTCTTCAGACTGCATCAGATTTGAAGAAATTGAATATTAAAAACAATATGTTTTTCCTTAAGTTATATAATAGAGATTTATTAGGGGTTGATCCATATGCTCCAAATATATCTAAGAATATGATAAATGCAATTATTTTAGAATGTATGATGAATCCTTATTACTTCTGGAGAGAAGTAGCAAGAATACCAGAACCAGGTGGTGCTATTGGACCCGGTGCTGGTTCTCCATTTATTCTTCATAGAGGTAATTTAGCATCAATGTTTTGCTTCACACATTCTATAGACCATTACTTAGTAATACCACGTCAGTGTTACAAAACACAATCTACGTTATGTGAACTTCTTTGGTTGTATATATTAGGTACTACAAATACAAACTTTAACTTTAGTAACTTATCTCAACCAGCAGCTGATGAAATGTTATTTAAACTTAAATTACAGAAAGATGTATTACCTATATGGCTACAGCAGAAATATAATTTCGTAATAGAAGAAACGACTAAAGAGAAGAAACTGGATAAGGGTGTAGATAACATCCGTAAGATGATAAATCCAGTAACTCATAATACCATAACCACTAAACCATCTGCTACATCTGAAACTAAAGCTGATACCATCGGTCGTGGTAACTCAGCACCTATTCAGTTATACGATGAGGTTGAGTTTACCAACTATATAGGTACAATAATTCAGGCATCTGGTCCTGCATATTCTCGTTCAGCCCAAGTTGCTGAAAGAAATGGAAGTATTCATTGTAGATTATTTACCACAACGCCTAAACATAACTGGGCGGTTGCATAGTAATATGTAACGAGAATCCTGTTAATTGCTGGGAACTCTTCTATCGAAGACAATCAGCAGCCAAGCCTCTAATGAGGAAGGTTCAACGACTATTCCGAAAGGAAGTACACTCAAGTGAGTGGAAATACAGGACCCCTTAGAAATAAGGGTGAAGATATAGTCTCATCTATATGGTGACATATAGCAGCTTGAATAAAGCGGGATAAGACTAACGACCTTATCTGAAGATATTGGGTAATATTGATTCAGAACCAGTTCAATCTTCTCAGTTAACAAGAGATAATGCGGCAGTCTTTACAGAGCATATGTATGATATGACTGATAAAGAAGTTAAAGAATACATGAGTATTCACTCCAAGAATGGTGTATGTTATATCGAATTTATGTACCAGCAAATTGGTATGGGTAAAGAATATTTCGATATGATGTGCCAGAAACTGGAGCAGGATAAGATTAAGATTAAAAGAGAGATTCTTCTTCAGAGAATTAGAGGTACTAGTAAATCTCCATTTGATGTAGAAGACTTGGATATTATTAATGATAATAGAAGACCACCTATTCAAGAAGATATCTTAATGAAGAAATTTGTATTGAATATTTATCGTAAACTAAATAAGAATATTCCTTATATAGTTGGAATAGACTGTGCAGGTGGTTCAGGTGTAGGTTCAGATAATACTGCAATAGCTATAGTAGATCCTAGTGATTTAACCACTATTGCTACATTAGTTACACCGTATTTAGATGCAGTAGAAAGTGCTAAGATTATAGTTGAATTGACTACTAAGTATGTACCTAGGGCTATGCTTTGTATAGAGCGTAATAACTTAGGTAAAGCTATTATTGCTATATTAGTAAGAACTCCTATTGCTGGTAACATTTACTTTGATGCTACCAAAGTATTAGGCGATGATGGAATGGATAAGTATAACAGTAAAGGATACCTTGAAGTAGAAGCGGAAAAGAGAAGATACTGGGGTGTTCTTACTGATGCTAAGTCCAGAGATATTATGATGGGAGAAATCCTTACATACCAAGTTAAGCATTATAAAGAAAGATTTATTGCTAGAGAATTAATAGATGATTTGAATAATCTTATCGTTAAATCTAATGGTAGAATAGAAGCTGCTCCTAAACAACACGACGATGTTGTTATGGCGTATAATATCGCAATGTATGTATATACCCATGGCACTAAGATTAGTAACTGGGGTATCGTTAAAGGAATGCGATATGATTCAATATACAAAGAGAAAGAAAAAAATGCTAGTGTAAGTTATAAAGAAATTTATTCTAGTCTTCCAGAAGAAATGCGAGCGATATTCCCTAAACCTAATGAAAGCATAGATTTATTAACTCATGAGCAAATCCCTAATAGCCATGAAACTAATAATGAAATTTATCAAATGATTCAGGCTCAGCAATCTAGAAAAACTAATATAGTGCATAGTGAGCATGGTGATATAGTTGTAAAAGATAATTTAAGTGCGTCTGATATGGTAAATAAAGCAGCTTTCCAAGGTGATAATACATTTTCTTCAGATGTATTTGATATTTGTGATTTACTAAATAGCTAAAAACATTTCCGTAATTTATTTTTAAGGGGATGACACTATTGAATACAGTTATTGATGATGAACAGTTTTCTATTAACGATGATATCATTAGAATATCACCATTAACTGATATATCTAATGAATTACTTGAGGAAACTATTAAAACCCAAATAGAGAATCCTTATAACGCAGTCACTAATTGCTTAGAAGAATTCAGAGAATCGTATTCTGATGAATTAGATGAATATGAGGGAGACGAAGAAATGATCCCTATGATTCATTCTAGTGCTAAAGAGTTTTATGTAGCAGTGATTGATTTAATTGATAAAAAGTTCGATCTAGGTGTTGATTTTGAATTAATAGGTGAATTAGATATAGATTCTATATCTAATATAGCCGAAGCAATTTATGAGTTTTTCATTATTAAGTATTCACATAATATCTCTAAGTGTATTGTGAAACTTATTCTAAATAACTTCGATTCTATAATTAGTTATTTATCGGCAAATAAGAACACTAATGCCTCTATAATTAGTTATAAGAAGAAACTGCAGAGTAAAGAAAGTGCTATGGTTCTAAGTAATATAAACACAGCTATTGGTTGTGTTAAAACATTAGAATTAGAACCAAGCGATTTTATCAATTTATTTAATATTGATAAATTCGAAGTTGCCGTCATAGCATATGCTATTGAGAATAACATTATCAATGGTAATTTTATAGGTAACTTTTTAGCCCCTATAGTAGATAGAATTCAAGATGAAATATATGATGAAGTAGTAAGAGATGTACAGTCATACCTATATCATAAGTTTAAGAAAAATGAAAAGTTTGATTTAAATACTATAGTGAAGGAAGCGGGAAAAGACGATGAGTAAAAAAATCAATGCACTTGCTAATGAAAGTACTGAATTAATTAAAAAGATAAAAGAACTGGATTTCAACACTGATGAAATAGATGCTTTAGATGAAGATGAACGAATCAGAACCTATATTAACTTTGGTATGCAATTAGTTAATCAGATTAACCAGGTTGAAGTGCATATTCATGAGATATCTAAGTTAGTCAGGATGTTAATTCCAGAACCTATTGAAGATATAAAGATTTTATTAGCTAGATTGGAAGATATTGAACCTGATAAGATTGAAGAGTTATCTTTAGGTTTTATTAAGCAGACTTTCATTGTTAATGGTAGAAATCTAAAAGTAACTTTCCCAGAAGTTGGAGAAGTTAATGATTTAGAATTTTATCGTTTAGTAATCCATGAGCTTAAAACATTGGATGAAATAACTGGGATGTATGTGAATATTATTTCTGAATTACGTAATAAATTCAATACAAAAATTCCAGATGAAGTTAAGAAACTTCTTAGCAATGTAGAAGAACTTGATGAATGGATGATTAATAGTATTAAAAAGAAAATGGAAGATGCTAGTCTTACTGATAAGCAGAGGAAACAGTTTGAAGAGCAACTTAAATACATGGAGTATTCTTATACACTTACTCCGATAATTGAAAATGTGCGTAAACAAATTGAGTCCAAAGGTTCTTCCAGTATTCTTCATGGATATAGAAATAATTCCGCTAATGTGTTAGCTGCTGCTATTAACATTTGCAAGGAAAAAGGAATTCTTTTCCCATTCCAGATGTATGATAATATAGAGAAGAAGTTATTAGGTGATAAATATAAGCCATATAATAATCTCTTTTCGTTCTTGATTGCAAGATATATTAAGTATAGAAAGAATGAGTTAACGGAAAATGAAAAGATTTTCTTAACTAACCTCAATAGTCATTTAGTGGTTCTGAAAAGAGCTAAGGATTTGAGCAAAGTCAAAAAGACTGCTTCCAGCTTAACTAAAGCTATTGACGAATTATTAGGTTTGGTAACAAAGTAAGCTATAAAACAAATCGGTAATGGATTTAGTTCCATTACCGATTTTATAAGTACAAATGGAGGAGAGACATATTATGAATCCATTTTTTAAAGTTGATGGAGAATTTATTATTTTTACTGGAAAATATATGGAAGTATATATTCCAGAATTTTATTTTAATAAAAAAGCTGCTGAAATTATAGGTAATCACTTTAAGACTATTGGAATACTTAATTTCAGAACTTTTAATGATGATTCAGGTACTAAACCTAATCCACTAAAGATAATTAATATTCCAACCGAAATATACACATATCCTTCCGGTGGATTTGATGTAAAGGAATTAGAATTAGTAGATGGTTATCCAACTAAGTATACTATTCTTAAGTATTATAACGGCGATAGATTTTGTCATGTAAAATTACCACAATCAGTTGCTGCATTTAATATGGTACTTAATATTGTATTGGCTGGTAAATTACCTCCTACTATTCCATATGATAAAGTTTTTGATATTTGGAATAATAGCTTTTTAATTAATGGTGTTGCAATGAGTGATATCCCTGATGTAACTAAGGAAATAGTTATTGCTCAGATATATCGGGATAAGAATAATACTAGTATGACATTTGCTCAAGCTTTAGGAAAGAATCCTAGATTAAAGATGACTGATTATATGACCGTAAATCCTAGAGAGTTGACTATAAGTCAGAGTAACTTTACAGGATTGATGTTTGAGGATATTGAGCAAATGTTAGTCGGTGGTATTAATAATACTATTAATAATAAGGATGAGTTAGTAAGTCCTCTTGAGAAAGTTATGAAATATTAAGGGAGCATAATAAGCTCCCTTAATTATTCACAAAGTAGGTGTTAATAGAGTGAGTAAGATAACTATAAAGGAAGCATTTAAAAATTTAAAGACTTTTATAGTTGGTCAGCAAAGAACCATACCAGAAAAAGATGCTTTAGATAAAGAAAAGTTTGAGAAATTCAAACATACTGATTTTAGTATACCTGAGTGTAATCGTTGCGGTTTTCCGATGATAAATAAAGCTCATGCTGAAACAGATTTTGTGTCCGTAGCAATTTATCAGTGTGTGAAATGTGGAATGTTACTAGAGCATCAGGTTCGTAGAACTGATAATACAACTTTAAAAGATATTTATTTATATGACCAATTCGAAAGTGATACAGGTGAATTTACAGAAATACTAACTAATATGAGTTATAACAGTTTTACTTTAGCTAGGTTATGGTTAGTTATGGACAAACCTTGTTACCCGGTATTAGTTAAATCTGAATTTACTTCTGGAATAACTTTAGTCTTTGTACCATGTGAATTTGATATAACCAAGAATGATGTAGAAGGATTCTTATACACCGATCATGGATTTATAGGTAGTATAAAATTATATAGAAATCAGAAATTATCATTCTTTGCTAATCCATATCTCATAAACCTACCCCATGTAGATTTTGATTATTTAACATATCCAACTGAAAGGTCTGAGACTTTAGAGTACATATCTTGTGTACGATATAAACTAGAAAAAGATTCTAAACACTATGATTTTTTTATAATATTTGATAATCCAAAAATGTGTTATGGAATAGAAATATTTATTCGGTTTACTAGAGATGATCCTAAGAAGATTAAGTATTTTACTCCTTTATTAGGGGATTTAGATTTTAGAAATATAGTGTTAAAGGGTGATGAAGTAAAAGTAGCGGATGGTTATAGTATTCAAATTCATCGAATAACTAAATTAAATCCATATAGTATTTCATCATACCCTATTGAAATTCATATAAGAGAAAATGTTGTTAGAGAAATATGTCATTTTTTTGAAGTGGTTGATAGTAAGACAAACACCTAAAGGAAGTGTGAATAAATGAATATTAAGAAAGTAGTTTGTCCTTATTGTGGGCATAAGTATGTTAGTAAACCCGCAATTTACACACATATAGAGTCTACTCATATAGAACAAATTCCAGAAGGTATTCCTGTGGATCAAGCATTTTATGATATGACACATATAGGAATTAAAAAAAATGGTTGTGTTATATGCCATAATGTAACGCCTTGGAATCCAAGGACTCATAAGTATCAAAGACTTTGTGGTAGAGATGCTTGTTCTAAGAAAGTTAGACAGATATTCCATGAAAGAATGATGAAGAAGTATCATACAGATAATCTTGCTAAAGACCCAGAGCATCAACGTAAGATGCTTAAAGGTAGAAGGATATCCGGTGAATATAAATGGGCTGATGGTAATAAAACTGATTATGTAGGTTCTTATGAATTAGAGTTCCTTAGATTTTGTGATGCTGTAATGGATATGAAATCTACAGATATTTTAGCACCATCACCTAATACTTATACTTATGAATATAATGGTGAAAAACATTTTTATATTCCTGATTTTTATATACCAGATTTAAATCTAGAGATAGAGATTAAAGATGGTGGAGATAATCCTAACATGCATCATAAAATTCAGGCAATTGATAAAGTAAAAGAGATGGCAAAAGATAATGTAATGCTTAGGCAAACTAAATGTAATTACATAAAGATTGTCAATAAGCAACATGGTAAATTTGCAGCTCTATATAAAAAGTTATCATCTGAAGACCTTACAAATGATGAGGCTTTGGATAAAATTAAGATATTGAAATAAAGGAGGTTCTATATCATGGCTAGTAAATATTTTACTGACGAAGATACGCAGTGCCACTGTGGTTGTGGTCGAAACGAGATTAATCCACTTTTGTTAGAAAAGCTGGATGAATTGCGTGAACTCATTGGTGGGCCAATTGAGATTAGTTGTGCTTACAGATGCCCTGAGCATAATGCTGATGTAGGTGGAGTATCTAATTCTCAGCATGTTTTAGGTAATGCAGCTGATATCATCGTGCCGGATTATGAAAACTGTAACACAGTTGAGCAACTTGCTTGGTACTGTGAGCAAGTAGGTTTCGATGGTATCGGCGTGTATCCTGAAGATGGTTTTGTGCATGGAGATGTACGTGATGATGGCAGTTCCCCAGGCGCATACAGATGGGAGGGCTGATCTATGGCCAGTAAATGGGTAGAGTTCCGTGATGGAATTGTAAATGCACTGAATGTGGATGAAGTAACTGAAGAACTTAAGCAGAAGGTATCGATGGTTATCATTAATGAAGTTTTCCCTAGTATTGAGAAAACTATGGATAAGTTTATTAAGACCATTCGTGAGCAGGCTCCTAATGAGTCTGGTTGGTGTCGTATCCGTGACGGTATAGTTCTTCCTTTAGTTCTTGAAGCAATCATGCTGGTAGTAAAGACTGTTTTAACTAAGTCTTTGAGTGAAGAAAACAAGAAGTTGGTTGAAGGAGGGGAATAAAATGTCTTCCACAGTTCTTAGTAGAAATGAAGTAACTGAAGTTAATCTTAACGATATTTATCGTAGGGTAAGAAATTGCTATGATGAGATTTGGCAAATCGCTAAATTTAACGGTAGACTTCCTAAGATTTACCTTCATTGGTCTGCTGGTAATTACAGCCAGTTCTGGGATGATTACCATATTCAGATTGATTTTGATGGAAAAGTCTATGTTCCAAATGATGTTGAGATGAGTGATGTACTGGCTGGTACTTGGCAGCGTAATAGTGGTTCTATTGGTATTTCATTATTATGTGCAGTAGGAGCTAACACTGAAAATCTTGGTCAGCAGCCACCTACAGCTAAACAGATTGAAATGTGTGCTCAGGTAATTGCAACTGTTGCGGATGCTCTGGATTTGAGCATTTGGAAGACCTATGTACTTACCCATGGCGAAGCTGCCGATAACGAGGATGGGATTTATCCTCATGAACCATATGGTCCAAAGAATGGTTGTGAACGTTGGGATCTTGAGTTCCTTGGAACTGAAGAGTCTCCTGTCTATAATCCATATGATGAAGACCATCGTGGCGGTTCTATTCTGCGTGGTAAAGCCAATTGGTACAGAAACACTTGGGAACTGAATGGTTTCCCTTACGATAGAGATTAATTTAAACGTTAATAACCCAGATAGCATTTGCTATCTGGGTTTATACTGTTATTTTGAATTAATGAAATTAGATATCCAAGTCATGTTTTCCATGGTATACTTATTGTGTAATTTTCTACCATCAAACAACTGACCTCCTCTACCATTAGGAATATCATAAAAGATATCCATAAACGGAGATAAAGATTTAGTTAATAGATTAGGAAAATGATTTCGCATAGCATTAAGAGAAATTAGAGGTGCTCTTAGTATGTCCATCGAACCAAAAACATACTCACATATATTACTTACTATTTCTTTCATACTTTCACTAGAGATATTTTTGGTTATTTTACCATTATTCATTAGATACGTTATAGGATCATGGGTAAAATCATATAAAGTACGTTTAGAAGAGTTTATATTATCAATAATTTCTCTTCCTAAGATATAATCTTCACCAACCCCATATAATTTACAAATAGTCTTAGTTATCTTAGCAGAACTATCTTCTTTAACCTTAAAATGATTAAATACATTGATGCCTAAAAGATAATTACATTTTTCTACAATAGTGTCTCTAACGACATTATTAAACTCAAACCCTATATCTTGCCAATCGCTATGAGTAAAGTATCCTAAATTAGGTGAAACTAATTCATATGAATCAAGCATATAACTACCAATAAATGTGCAATTCTTATGGTTTCTCTTGAATTCAACTTTATTCATATACATTGGATTTACTTTAATAAAGATAATTGAGTTATTATCTAATCTTAGGCATAATTTGTGTATACCCCTATTTCTGTTATAATAAATCCTGAATGGATATAACCTATAAACATCCAGTAAATTATATTGTACAGGAATATTTCTAGATACATCTTCACCATTTAAGTATTTCACATATTGCGTTTTAATATCAGTAAACACATGATTCTTTAATTCTCCTATGAAATACATAAGTTTATTTGTCTCTACTGTTGTTATTTGAGACATGATAGCATAGCTTAACCTATCTTCTTCTATTTGGATAGGATAAACTGTATGATGGGCGTTTTCCTTGGTAGTAAGTGGTATAACCGTTGCAACATTCTGGTCTTTAGAAACAGATAGAATTATACAAGGTCTATCGAATCTGATAGTCTTAACATTGTTTGATGGATAATCACCTTTCTGCTTACTATATACCATATCATGTAGCATATACACTGTACCAGGATAAAAAATATTTGGGATAACGTCCAATTTAATCACCACCTTTACAATTAGTTAAAAGTTCTTAAGGGGGTTTTATTTTATGAAATTAACTAAAGATCAAAGGGATTCTTTACCTAGTTCCGATTTTGGTTTACCAAAGTCAAGAAGATTCCCTTTACATGATAAACAGCACGTAATAATGGCTATAAGATTTTTTAATGAAGCTGCTCCTAACGAACGTGCAGAATTAGCTAAGAATATAAATAAGAAAGTTAAAGAGTATGGTATTAAAGTTAATCCTAAAGGGACCTTTGGTCGGTATATTGCTAAAGAGTCCTTTAGTTTAGATATTAAAGATGCTGTATATGAAGCAAGTCATATCGGAACACTTGCACCTATAGTTGGTGGAATTCCAACCCCTGCTTTGGATGATGAAAGTATCGACCCATCTATTCGAATCTTAGCAGCATTTGCTAAGGAAGAAATTAAGAAAGAGGATGTTGAAACTTTAGAATCTACCTATATTAAATGGAATATTAGTGAATATGCTAATTCTATCAATACAGCCGATAAACTAACTCAGGAAGGTATTGAAAATAATCTAATTTCAGAAGAAGCATTTATTAATTGGATTAACGATGCTGTATATACTGCTAATGAAAATGGTCTTAAGAGATATATTGCTAATGAATCTACTAGTATGGAATATAATTATGACTTTGATAGAATCGTTGGTAAAGTATTAGAGATTGCACATAATCCAAAAAATAGGGGAATGCTTTTAGAAGCAATGTTAAGACCTCTTACATTTGAATGTACTATGGGTTGTCTTGGTAGTATATTCAAAGCAGGGGATTATGATGCGATATATGAACTCTTTGATTATATCAAGGGTGTATCAAAAGATAATTATGAATTAAATAAATTCATTGCTATGGGCTTTAGCCAGGTTAATGATAAACTTCGTAAAGTTGCTAGTCCGATAGAAAAATCTAGTAATTTTTCTGAAGAAGAAAAAGAAATGATTTGTTCTAGGGTGCCAACTATGTATAGAGCTTTAAAAGAAGATTTGCACTATAGAAACGGTATAGTGGATGCGCCATTAATGGAAATGCTTCTTAAAAGATTAATTAATGAAAATAAAATAAACGGATACTTCTTCTATGATGAAGCTACTGTGTTTATTAAATACAATTCTGAAAATAATACAGAATTTACCAGAGCATTACTTGTTAAGCATGATACTGATAATATATACAGAATTTTAGCTGGGTTTAATAATCATGTGACTGAATTATGGAATGCTGGAAATTATCAAAGTCCTACTATGGAAGTATCTTTTACTAAGATAAAAACTAGAGCTAAGGATTTCTTAAAATCTATTAGTATTGATAAGAAGGGTAATATTAGTTTTAGTCTTAAGGATAATTTAACATTTGAGCATTATGAAGAGATTCATAAGGTTATGAATGTAAATAGAGAGACTAATAATATACCAGAGTTAAAGAATAATCTTGCTCATGTATTCGCATTAATTAGTACTATAGAGAAAGAGTATATTAATCCAACTAAGGGTAATCGTTCTACTGAAAAGTCAGAAGAATACCAAGAGATGATTAGATTAAGAGCTCTTTTAATTAGTGATTTTAAAGTTAACCTTAGATATATTATGACTAAGGATAAGAACTTTAAATTCTTAGAATTCTATGAAAACTCTATAGTGAATAAGGATGTATATACCATTAATAGAAATACTTGGAAAGGTTTGAAACTTTTATTTAGAACCATTCTTATTTCTTAATAAAACCAAAAAATATATATTATAGCCATGGGATTAAGCAGAGAGCCTAATCCCATGGTTGTTTTATTTGTTTTTACTAGCAAAAAGACAATCGAATAACCGTTTTAAAAATTTTTAATGAAAGGGTGCGTGAGAATGAAACGAAGCACGAATTTTAACTTAACAAGAATTTTGGTGTGTCTGATAATGATGTTCACCATAACCCAAATCGGTGGTATTAATTCACCTAAGGTATCAACGTTCGCATCTACAAAGAACGTTATTACTGAAGCAAAAACCACAAGAACGGCAATTTACACAGATGGTTCTAATTACTATCTGGATAACTATAATAATACAATCGATGGCATTAAGGTGCCTGAAGAGTTGAATTCCAAATTCAGCATTGAGATTAAAGGACTACATAATGGTATTCCGATTAAGTTATACGGTGGTCCTAGCGAAAATATGGAATTGAATGCTCCAGGTAATAGGCCTGATATTATTGTTACTAATGATGTGACTGTATATAATGACCATTTCATTAAAATTACTGATGATAATGGTGCTAAAATGTATGTGGATATGAATACAGTTGATACATCAATAAAACCTATTACTGAAATGATGGTTGTTGATGGAGAAGTTATATCTGGTGAAAGAAATGTAACTATGAATCTAACATCAAGAACTTTTATAAGTGCGAATGAAATCGATGCACTTATGGCTGGTACGCATTTAGATGGTATTGGTCAAGCAGTTCATGAAACAGAACTTAAATATGGTGTAAATGCTTTATTCATATTAGCAGTTGCTATAAATGAATCTGGTTGGGGTAGTAGTTATTTAGCTCAATCCAGAAATAATTTATTTGGTATTTGTGCATATGATAGTAATACTGATGCCGCATCATCATTTGGTTCCAAAGCTGATTGTATAGACTATTTTGGTAGACTTATAAAGAATGGTTATTTCGGAGATGAAAGAACAGATTTGTATTCTATTAATGAGATTTACGCAAGCGATACCCATTGGTCAACTATAGTAGGTTCTACTATGAATCAATTAGCAAATCAATTGTGATATATTTTATTATACAATATACACAAATATATATAATTTAGTGGTTAAGGGTTTTAATCCCTTAATAATATTAAAAGTCTCAGAGAGGCTTATAAAGAAGGAGGTTGCTATATATGAGCAACGAACAAAACCGCAAGGAAACTTTAGGAAAGGAGATTAAGTTGCTGGTAGCTAATCGTCTGGATGCAGTACCAACTGGTGTTACCTTCGATGTAACCAAGGATATGATTGTAACTGCATTGGCTAAGCTGTTCAGTGCAAACAATGTAAATCTCCGCGATCTGGGTGCTCACATCGGTGTGCGTCTGGACAGAGCATCATTCAATGGTAAGAATGTAAATCCATTGGATATTTCAATCTACATCAAGAAGAGACATAACAAGTCTCAGAACAGAAACTTCCTGCCATTTGCGCTGCGTTGTCTGGATGGTGTAGATCAGGGTTATGAGGAAATTAATCTCATGGGTAATGAGGATTTCCTTAAGGTCATGAACACTTTGGCCGCAACTAATAAACATGGTGAAGCTAAGATTATGAATGCATATGACCCTTCTAACGGCAAGCCAATTAAGGGCTACAGGAAGGTACAGTTGGACTTCGATAAGACTCTGGCTTACCTCTTCTGCGCTGATGAAGTTAGAGATGGAAGAATCCTGACCTTCGACTTCTTGGGTTACAGAGGTAAGAAGCCTAATCAGTTTACGGTCCATCTTTTGAAGGAAATTGGTCGCAATACCTTCAAGCATAGCAAGAAGGATCCACTTGCTGGAATTCTGTAATATCTGACAAAAAAATATTTTGATATCCAACCCGATATTTCAACCATATTGGGTTGGATACTTTTTTTAATAAAAAGGTGGTATAGAAATGCCTAAGAAGAAAAAAGATTATACTTTATATAATATAGAAGAAATAATCGGAACTATCTCCGAAAGAACTAATTCTGATTGGGGTAAGTTTCTTTGTAAAGCAAGCTATGATGATAAACCTTCAACGATAGATATTCGTAATTTGAAGGTCAATACTGATGGAAGTTTCGGTCTGGGGAAAGGCATAGCATTGTCTGACGCAGAGGTTGATTCATTAACCGATTTATTAGTAGAAAACGGGTATGGAAGTTCTAAGAAGCTCAGTAAAGCTATTCAAGATCGTAAGAAAATGTATGGTTTTGAAGAAGATTCTTTCGATGGGTTGGTCATCGATGTGAGGTGATGCTTTGTGGAAGTTATAGAAGGATTCTGTAATGCTTTCAAAATAAAGTATGTCTATCTGGATAAACTATTTAATGGTAAATTAGATGTTAAAAAAGGTAGAAGTAGATTAGTTGATACAGTAAATATATTTATCAACTTTGAATCTTTATATTACGGAATTAGAAATACTTACGTTGAAAAGCAGATTAAGGATTACACAAAGAAAGAACAAGCTGCTGCATATAGACGTAGTATATCTGCATTTATTAATGTAGCAGCACATTACAGAGCCTATTTTACTAGGCATAAGATTAAGACTAACATTGTGTATTATTTCAATGATATTCCTGATGATGTTATTGATTATAATAATACCGCATTATGTGATACGTATAGAGAACACTTTTGTGAATCACTGAATAATATTGAAAAGATAAATATTAATCAGATGATTCATGAAACAATTCCTGTATTTAGAACTATTTGTGAATACTTAGAAAATGTATATGTGATAAGTTCTAAGAGGGTTGAGAGTTCCCTAATACCTATGGTTATTGACATGGAAGGTGCTTTGCCTTCCAATTTAAATATAATCATATCTAAAGACGTATATGATTATCAATATACAAATCAAAACTATTTAGTTATAACTAAACAGAAGAATGAACCTGTGTTATTAACTAAGAAAAATGTTATAAAGTTTATGTGTTGGAAGTATAACTTACTTGAACCAGGTAGAATAATTCATTATAGTTTACTTCCATTTATCATTGCTTGTTTGGGTGATAAGAAGAGGTCTATACCTAGTATAAGGCGTATTGGGTTTAAGAGTATATACAAGAGTCTCATTAAGTTATACGACGCAGGTTATATATTCGATGAAGACCCAGATACAATGAATATCAGTAACCTTTTATATGTATTGAATGATAAAGATATCACTACTAGGAAAGATACTGAGTTAGGTAATAATATCATGGCTAATTATAAAGTCACTGATTTACCTTCTCAATTCAGTGTATTAAATAAAACCCAAAAGCATAAGATAATAGACCAAATAATTGATAGAACAGATATAGCATCTTTGATGGATATTAATGAAAGATATTTTGAAGATTTCCCACTACAGTTAATGGAATTAAATCAATACTCTAGAAATGAGGATTTTGAAAGTGATGATTAGAAGTATATTAATAACTTTAATGGTGATATTGCTTACATTCTTACCTTTCTTGAATGATTTATATCTTAGATTTATTCCAAGCATAATATACTATATAGTATATATCATATGCTTAGGATTTATATTCCAATACGATAATCTGGTTCCTAACACTTGGAAACTATTTATATTCTTTCTACCATCAAGTATAGTATCAATTTATTGGATTTTATGTCTATTAGGTTATATACCTATTTTGACATTAATGTAACCGATAGAAGAAGATACCCATGATATTCATCGGGTATCTTCTTCTTTTATTGCGAGGTGAAAATTTATGGGGCTTAATCCTAATATAACTTCGTTACTAGGGAATATAACCTCAGGTTTAATTGGTAATAAACTAGCAGGTAAAACTAAATTTAATACTAGTACACTTGATAGTATAAATAATACTGTATCTGGTAAAACTAAAAGTAACTTAAAGAATTATAGTTTTAAATATATCGTAAAAACTTTACAGTTAATGATTCCAGGTGAGGAACCATTAGATATCTTAGTTAATGCAGTACAGCGGATTATTTTAACTAAAGAATACGATGAAGGTATTCACCCTGTATTAGAAATAGATACTCTATTACCTCCCGTGATACATAAGAAAATAGTTAAGAATAAAACTGAGTGTAATATAAGACTTAGAATTCAGAAAACGAAATACAGTAAAGGTAATGGAGAAGCTATGGCATCTAAAGACTGGATAAATGATGTATTCCAGATTATAACAGATGACGATACTGATTTCGATGCTGAGAATGAATATAATGAGGTTAATGAAAAATTTGGTCCAGGTGGTAAAGCTTCTTTCAATATAAACGATTATACTGATAGTTATATACTATCATTATGGAAGCAATCTGATATTGAAGCCATGCGTAGTGTTGTGAATGTGATTAAAAACAACGCAACCGTATCTACTACAATAGCAGATGTATATGGTAAATCTGGTATAAAGAAAATTCTTATTAGTCCTTTAGATAATGATAATTCTTATCCAGAGATTATAATACCACCAATGAACTTAATGAATTTACCTAATTATTTAGAGAAGATTTATGGTACTTATTATAGTGGAACTACAGTATTTCTAGATTATAGATGCTTATATTTTTTATCTAGAAATGGTGTTTGTGATGCTAAAGAAAATGGTGAATATACTAGAACTGTCTTTAGAATACCAAAAGCTAAGAGTAATAATCAATATAATTCAGGTACAATGGATGATGCTACCAATAAGGTATACTACATTTACCTTACGAATGAAAGAATTGATTTTAATGCTCCTGGTGGTAGTACTGATGCCATAAGTGGTAATAACGTAGCTGTTATTGATTCAACTAATAATCAAACAGTTGCTGTTGAAGGTGTTGGTACACAAAGAGGTTCTGGTAATAGTAAAGTATCAGCAGATAATTATAGTAATGAATTCAACAAAGCTTCTATGCTTAGTAAAGTAGCAGAAGAATCTGCTATTGCTACAGTTACATTAGCTGATTATGATGAAGATGCTATTACACCTAATAAGGAATTTATTATATACTTTGAAGATAGTAAATTACAGAATCGAAACGGATTCTATAGATTAACTTCTTCATCTGTATATCTTACTAAGACTGCCAATGAATTTGATATAGTTGGATCGCATAGACTTGTATTTAAAGCTAGTATTGGTAATACTAGTGGAGCTAATGATGAAAAACAAAGTACTGTAAAGGAGCTGAACACAATGGATACTAAATCTCCTGCTATGGAAGCAGAAAAGAATAAAAGTAATTCTAAGGTAAATACTCCAGGACCTAAATTGGATGATACTAATACTACAACCAAGCAATCTACAACTACTACCAGTAGTGAACCTAGAAACAATAACTATACTTATGATAGTCTAGGTAATGTTGAAGGTGTAGATATTCCTGAGTATAATAGAATTACAGAAGAAGATGATGATACTGTTGTAGCTGAAAAGAAGAAAGCTCAGCAGAAATCATTACCTTGTGAAGGACCACAGTCTAAGTTGAAATAACACTTAAAAGAGGTATGACCAATAAGGTCATACCTCTATAATAGTTTTTATTTAGGTTTGGAAGGTTTAACATTGGATAGCCTATATGCAAGTCCACTAAATAAACCCTTTTTATCAGCTTCAGCTTTACCAGCATCATATTTAGCTTTATCTTTGTTATAGTTAAAGTTCTTATTAGCCTTATCTTCTTCTTTAATACCCTGATATTTCTTAACAGCACTTACCACCTGTTGTAAAATACCCATATAATGGTCTTTTATAGTCTGTAACGCAGACATAACACCTGAGCATACACCAGAAGCAAGTTCAGTTAACTTTTTAGCAACCTTAACTCTATTTTCTTCACTCATGTCTTTAGGTGTTGCAACTGCCTCACCATCAGGTGGATTTCCCTGATTTTGATTGTTATTATTACCAGTTCCACTATTTGGAGGATTATTTCCTCCAGTAGTAGGATTGTTTTGGTTGTTCTGTGTTGATGCTGGTGGGTTGTTATTGCTTGGTTGTGGTACTACAGTAAGTTCATCTACATAACTAACCTTAGCACCAGTAAATACACCTGGAGCGAAGACACTAGATTCTTCTAATATTGAATACATGTTAGCATAGAAACCTTCACTACTAACCTTAGTAGCCTGACCTCTCTCGAAGCTTTTAGCAGCTGCATCGATTCCATTCTTAAACGCATCTAATGAGCTTTTAAGAGAATTACAAGTATTACGATATCTACCTATAAATTCTTTCATTTTATTTATACGCTCAATAGCTTTTTCATTCTGGTAATCCTGCATGGGTTGAGCTTCTTTATCCTCACCCATATAATACATCTTAGCTGCTTTAGCAACACTTTCTTTACTGGAGAATATTGCTTTCATATCTTGGTCAGTAACAATTTTTTCGATGATATAATTAAGAGCATTTAAATCATTTATTTTACCAATTTCAACATCTTTTTCAATCTTTTTTATACCATCTTGAATAAACTGGGTAAATTTGTTTCCATTAGAAATAGATGCTTCTAATCTTGAGATACCTTCATCGTAATTTATAGCTGAGAGTTTAATATCTTTACGTACTTCTTTAGGCATCTTATCAATATCAAGATACTGTGAATTCTTCTTAAACCAGTCATATTCATCATCGAATGTACTAGTTAAATTATTCATGAATTTATCAATTAATCCCTGAACGAATTTTACAATTCTACGGA